ATCAGAGAAATGACTGGTTCAAATACTCAACATATAACTCGTATAATCAATGTTATGAAGAAATACAACAAACGATTACAACATGAGTTTGATAAGTATGGGATGGTTGATGTAAGTCACACCGGCTCCTTAGTCAACGACTAATAAGAAAGGGAGTTTTTACTCCCTTTTTTTGTGCCTCTTAATATTTATATATAACCACAAATCTATATAAATTTATCAAATGGAGTATATTATGGCTAGTGATTATGAAATATTTGAGGGTAAATCTTTGTCTGGTTTATTTAAAGATATATATGAAAACACAAAGACTAATAAAACACAATTAGAAGTTCTTATGAAAGAGGTAGTGGGTTTTATTAAAGATGGTGATACAGCGGTTCAGATAATCCCTATGTTAAAGGAGTATTTAGAAATCAATGTAAAGAATGATGACCAATTAGTAAAGGTAGCTGCTATCGTACAGAGAATTATAGCTGCTGAAAACAAAGGTGGTTCTGAAGAAGAGTTCGGTTTGTCAGAAGCTGAGAAAGAACAACTTATGGGTGCGATAGAAGATGCGGCTACTGATTTACAAAGTCACTCAGACGAAATAGAAGAAGATATGAAAAGGATAGAAAATTAATGCCATTTTTCAAAAGTAGAAAAAGTAAAAATCGTAGAACAGATGGTACGGGATTTCTAACTTACTCAGATGCTTATCAGTTAATAAAAGAAAACATCGATGAAGCTGTAGAGTTTTATGAATTAGAACCTGCTATTGTAACTCAAGTTTTACTAGACCCATCAGACTTTCCAAGAAAAGACACGCCTACTGGTAATGGTAAAATGCCAGACTACTCTTACTTAGGAACTGTCAGAGCTAGATTTGTAGAGAGTCAAGATGCTGGTGATGAGATTGATGATTACATAAAACCACTATCTCCACATATGGTAGCTTATCCTCTAATTGGTGAAGTTGTAAACATAGCTAAACATGGTAATCAGATGTACTACTATCAACCTCTAAATATGAGAAACCATGTAAATATGAATGTAGCCAATAACGTTCCTACAGACCCAAAGGTTACAGCGCAAACCACAGAACACAATAGAAACTTACTTAGTGAATATGGTGATGTTGTTATTAATGGTAGATTTGGTAATGGTATAAAATTTGGTAGCGATCCTTTCTACCAATATCCAGATATAAAAATTACAAATAGACAATCAGTACCACCACAAAAAATACAAGACGAACATTACCCACATTTACAAAACATAAACGCAGATGGTTCATCTATTTTTATTACATCAGGTCCAGCTAGAGAGGTTGATGCTTTGATACCAGCTACAACAACCTTAACAACTCCTGATGTATTGGATGGTGATATGATTACTCTTAACTCAGACAGGTTGGTTTTTAATTCTAAAAAAACAGATATACACATGTTTGCTAGAAGAAACTTAAATCTATCAGCCAATGAAGAGATAAATTTAGAATTAGGTGTAAATGCATTTGGTGGTAGAATATCATTAGGTGATGCTGAATCAACCAATCCAATGGTTTTAGGAAATCAGTTAGAAGATTTATTTGAAAAATTATTATCAGCGATATCAAGCTTTTCTAACTCTACTTCAGGAGCTACAGGAGTAGCACAGATATCAGACGCAGGAGAAGTGTTGAAAAAAGATATAGAAGATATATCCACTAATATGTTACCAAAGATACTAAGTGATACAGTTTATATAACAGAAAATCAAATGGATGAAATAACTTCTATAAACGAAGTAGAGGGTGAAGTTGAAAGACCTATTCAGGTTGCTGGAGTAAGGGGATAATTATGAGTGCTTTATCAGACAGAATCAAAAAAACAATACAATCTGTATTTGATTTACCTAGAAAAGATATAGAAGTTAAAGTAGATGCGATTGTAGCCGCAACCAGACAAGGACAATCTCAAGGACAACAAGTAAAGGATATACTACAAACCATAGAGGATGCAGAAACAGCAGTAAAAACAGTTCAAGGTTTGGTAAAGACTGCTGATTCTGTGTTGAAAAGTTTGAATGCTGCTTCTAAAATTGCAGAAGCTAGTGAGAAAGCTGCAGCTATAACAGCTGCTAATCCAGCCACAGCTGCTTCAGCTGCTGTTGCTATAGTTCAAAGATCTTTGAGAGAGAAAGTTGAAAAAGAAATCGAAGAGGGAAAAGATGCATTAAACGTAACACCAAACCTAATACAAAATTTCAATAAATTTATTACGGATACGAGAAATAAATTGAAAAAAATTAAAGCAGAACAAGAAAAGAAAAAAGCTTTGCGTGAACAAAGAAAGAGAAAATTAAATTCTTAATATTTATATATAAATAGGAGTTATCATGTCAAACACTAAAAAAATAGTAGGTTTAATTAGAGAAATAGTTAAACAAGAGGTACAAAAAGAGGTAAGAAAGATACTTATTAGTGAAGGAGCTAAGGCTATATCTAATAATGTAAATGATGTACCTAAAGTAATACCTACATCTGTTCCTCAAAAAACTAAACCTAAAGAAGTAAGTTATACTAAAAACCCTACACTAAATAAGATACTAAATGAAACCGCTCGTGGAGAAGAGTTTGAAGAGTATCCAACAATGGGTGGTGGAACATTTGATAGTACAAAAATGGCTGATGCTATGGGTTATGGTGGAATGTTAGGTAGCGCTGAAGATAAGAGGAAGATGGGAGCTTTACAAACAGCACAAGCTGCTGGTGTAGATACATCAAGTGAGGCAGTACAGAATGTGATGCAAGACTTAACAAAGGATTATAGAGGTGTAATGAACGCATTAAAAAAGAAAGATGGTAAATTGTAATGGGTGTAATTGAAAACGATTTAAATGAAGATACATATATTGGTTTAGAGTTGCCCTTAACTCATACACAAGAGGGATACTTTAGAAGAACTAAAACAGCTTTAGAACAAGCTAAATCTAATATAAGAAATCTTCTATTAACTAACAAAGGTGAAAGATTAGGCAATCCTACGTTTGGAACTAATCTATTGTCTTTAGTTTTCACACAAGAAAATACAGACCTTGAGGCTAGAGTTGAAGAAGAGATTAGAGCATCTATGGCTGAGTTTTTACCATTTATTAACATAGTGAGTATTGAAACTAATTTTTCAGAAGAAAATATGTCCACTGCTATTGTTAATTTAAGATTTACTCTTAATGTTGATACTACCTCTGAAGAAAATTTAACTTTAGATTTTTCAAATTACAATCTTGGTTAACAGGAGAAATTAAATGCCATATTCAGTAACAAAAAAATCAGTAAAGGAAGTTAGATATCTAAATAAAGATTTTTCATCTTTTAAAGATAACTTAATTGAGTTTACTAAAATATATTTTCCTCAAGCTTACAATGATTTTAATGAATCATCTCCTGGTATGATGTTTATTGAAATGGCTTCATATGTTGGAGATGTTCTTTCTTACTATATAGACAACCAATTCAAAGAAAGTTTATTATCGTTTGCTGAAGAAAAGAGAACTGTTTATAATATGGCTCAGTCATTAGGATACAAACCAAAATTATCTTCAGCTTCTACGACTGATATTGATGTTTTTCAAACAGTTCCTGCTACAGGAACTGGAACAGGAGCTAACTATGTAACTAAGCCTGATTTAAACTACGCTATGAATCTAAAAGCTGGTATGGAAATTCAGTCAGACACCGGTGTATCTTTTGTTACGACAGAAGATTGTAATTTTAAATTTTCAAGTTCTTACGATCCTATGACTATTACTGTTTACGAAAGTTCTAATAATTTACCAGTTACTTATCTATTAAAAAAAAGTGTAAGAGCTTCAAGTGGTACAGTAGCAACAGAATTTTTTACATTTAATGCAGCTGAAAAGTATAAAAGAATAGCTTTAGGAAATCGAAATGTTTTGGAGATAATTTCTTGTAAAGATAGTGATGGTAACGATTGGTATGAGGTTCCTTTTTTAGCACAAGATACTGTGTTTACAGATATGGAAAATACATCTCAAAACGACGACCAACTTTACACTTACTCTGACCAAGCTCCTTACTTACTAAAACTTTTGAAAACATCAAGAAGATTTACAACATTTATTAGAGAGGATGGTAGAACTGAAATAAGATTTGGCGCAGGAACATCAGATAGTCCTGATGAAGAGATAATTCCAAATCCAGATGAAGTCGGTTCGTCATTACCAGGTTCACCAACTTATCTAAACACGACTTTCGATCCTTCTAATTTTTTAGCAACAAAAGCTTATGGACAAGCTCCATCAAATACAGAACTAACCATTACATACAGATATGGTGGTGGTATTAATAACAACGTTAGAGCTAATAGTATTAGAAGTATTCAATCAGCTAACATAGATTTGGATGAAACAGGTTTAAGCGCAGCTTTAGCAACTACGACTAAAGCCTCTATAGCTATAAACAATCCAACACCAGCTGCTGGTGGAAGAAGTGCTGAAAGTATTGTAGAGGTAAAGAATAATGCATTAGCTTACTTTCAAACTCAACAAAGAGCGGTAACAAAAGATGATTATATAGTAAGAGTTTATGCACTACCACCTAAATATGGTAATATAGCTAAAGCTTATGTGGTTCAAGATAGTCAATTAGATAGTAAATCAGGTGCTAATTCAGATGCTCGTGTAGCCAATCCGTTAGCTCTCAATATGTATCTTTTAGGATTTGATTCAAATAAAAAATTAGTTGCAGTAAATCAGGCAGTTAAAGAAAATGTACAAACTTATCTAACACAATTTAGAATGGTAACTGATGCTGTAAATATTAAAAATGCTTTTGTAATAAATATTGGAGTTAAATTTAACATACTTACAAAGGTTGGTTATAATGCTGAAGAAGTTGTTCTTTTAGCAATACAAAGAGTAAAAGATTATTTTAACATTGATAAATGGCAAATTGGTCAACCAATTGTTTTAGCTGATTTGGCTTATCAACTATCTTTAGTAAATGGTGTATCGTCAGTTGTTCCACCTGAGGAAGATAATCCAAATGGACATCCTGTACTTATCACTAACAAATTTAAAATTAGTGGTGGATATTCAGGAAATGCTTACGATATGGTAGGTGCTACAAAAGATGGTATTGTGTATCCGTCACTAGACCCAAGTTGTTTCGAATTAAAATTTCCAAATACTGATATCGAAGGTAGAGTAATTGGTAGTACATCAGGAGGTAACTAATGCATTATTTTGTTTTTCCAGAAATAGATACAACTATATATCAAGCAACGGGTAGTGGTAACGCAGGTAAGGATGAGATTTTAGAGGTTCAAAAAACTATGAGTACCTCTGGCGGTAATGTAAAAGTTTCTCGTATACTTATCAAATTTGATTTAAGTGATATACAATCATCAATAAATAATGGAACTATATCATCAGATAGAAAATTTTATCTAAATATGTATGATGCTGGTTCTGAAGCTCTAAAAGTTAGTCAATCATTATGGGCTTATCCAATAAGTCAGAGTTGGGTTGAGGGACAAGGTACAGCAGATGACAATCCAATCACAACAGAGGGCGCTAGTTGGCAGTATAGAGATGGACAAATTTTAAAGACACCTTGGAGTGGTTCAGCTACTGAGGCTGATGGTGGTGGTGGTTGGCATACCGAAGTTTACTCTTCTCAATCATTCGTATACGAAGATACAGATATGAGAATGGATGTGACTCCTATTATGAATAAATGGTTAGATGGTACATATCCTAATCATGGGTTTATAGTAAAGAGAAGTGGTAGTTTTGAGAACATAAATACTAATGAGGATGAGGGTAGTTCAGAAAAACTTGGAAACTTTAAGTTTTTCTCAAGACAAACCAATACAATATATCCGCCAAAATTAGAGGTTGAGTGGTATGATACTAAATGGGGTACAGGTTCATTAAGTGGTTTAGATTCAACTGAGTTAGAAGACTTACAAGTTTATATGAAGAATTTAAGACCAGAGTACAAAGAAAGTTCTAAGGTAAAGTTTAGATTGTGTGGTAGAGGCAGATATCCAACAAAGTCTTACTCAAATACATCTTCGGAATATCTAACACAAAAGTATTTACCGAGTGGTAGTAAAGAAAACATTGGTGGTGATGGTGCTTACTATTCAGTATTAGATAGTCAAACCGATGATGTTATAATACCATTTGGTACTGGCTCTCTGATAAGTTGTGATTCAACAGGAAACTATTTTAATCTATGGATGAATGGATTACAAGCAGAGAGATATTACAAATTTTGTTTTAGGGTTGTAAGCGGTAGTAACACAACAGAAGAAACCATACAACATTTCGATGATGATTACACATTTAAAGTAGTGAGATAGAAAATGCCTTATACACAAGAGGAATTGAAAAACCTAACATTTTATCAAAATTTAATTGATGAAGATGAACAACAATATTTACAGAATAAAGCATCTTTAGAGTTAAGAGCTGGTATTTCTGGTTCTGCTAATCAAGGTAATTTACTAAGAGATGAATCTAATACGATTCTTCTTTTTGAAGACCCTTACAAAAATCAATTACAAGAAGATGAGTCTTCAAAGATAGTTCACGATTTAAAAGTAAACAAACTGAAAACAAATGATTCTATAAATGAAATATTAAATAGACAATTTAGAGAGTTATAATGGCTAGTAAATTAAATGAAAGAGATAAAGCACTTTTAGATGGTAATCTTTTTGATATCGTTGGTAATAAACCGTATGAAAATGGTAAGTGGGGAACTCAAGAAAAAGATTTTGTTTACTTAGAAGTACTTGATACAAACGGAAATTTAATAGAGTACACAAATTTACCTGTTTCACAGTTTATAGTTAATACATCCAATGACAACATAGAGTTTTATCCCGGTTCACATATAAGAAGTTTAGGTTTTGAAAGTGGGACATTTACAGTAAGATATAACTTTCTTAGAAAATTAGCTGGTGATGAATCAGCAGTTTTACTTCACACTTTAGATAAAAACGATACTAAAATTGGAGATGTTTACACTAACACTAACAAACTACACATAACAGATGATGGTGTAGTTTACAATGTAACTGAACAGGAATTTAAAGACAGTCCATCTACTGCCGAACAATTAGCGGTTGAAGACTTAAAATATCAGATTGATGAGATATCTCCTAGTAGAACTGAGGTAAGATTAAGAGCAAAGAATATAAACAGCTCTTACATAGATGAGTTTGTAAATATTCAAACAAAGAATAAATACGAAAGTGTTTTATCTCAAATAAGTTTTGTGGGTGGTAATCCATATGAATCTTTAACATTAACTCTTACACCTGAGGATAATGGTTTTTTGTTTACTCAACAGATGGTAAATGGTACTTTGACTTTACCAGATGTTTACAAGGTAGATGAGATAGAAACTCCGGTTAGGTCTGATTTAAACCTTATTTCAAATTCAGCATTAGAAAACTTAGAATTAGATAATAATAGCAACATAAAATTTTATGGTGACAGAAAAGGGTGGGATCCTGAATTACATGAAGACGCAGTAAAAGCTATTGATTGGGAACTAGGTTTCAGAAGTAACACCCAATTTGGAAGTGGTGGAATATGGGAAGGCACGGAACATTTAGGTTACCACGCAAAGATTGTACAAAAGGAAGGTATAGCTGGTGGTAATTGTATAAAATTTACAGATAACAATAATATATTTGAATCCTCTCCAGAATGGCCAACAGGATATCCTTACAGACTACAACTTATAGGTCAGTATGGTTTACCAAAACTTAGTGGACAAGGTGCAAAACCTGGTGACTTCATAAACATAAAGATGGACATAAAGAGTACAGTAGCAAATAAAGGAGTATCAACTGCAGTTGCTTATGCTGGTGGACTTTTAACAGAGGAACAACCGACTAGTCCACCAGATGGTTATTTTGATCCTGCTAATCCTGCTCCTATAGAAGCAATACCTAGCAGTCCACCAGATGGTTACTCTTCAAATTCAGAAGCAAATGCATCTGCGATAGAACCAAAACCTGGCTCAACTATATCTGAAATTTTAACAGACAATCCTGATTTAGTACCTACTGGATTTGGAAAATTCGGAGGTCCTGCTGGTATAATACCAGCAGAGGTAGGAGACACCACCGCAAATACAAACCTTAATGGAGAGGGAGCTTGGAAAATAGCCAGTATATTAGACGATGGTGGTATATTTTACAATTGGGCTCCTAATGGAGAGGACAACTTACTAGTAGGAACATTAAGCACAGAAGGAGAATGGACTTGGGATGGTTATGCGTGGAATCCGTCACCGGATTTTGCTAATAGCCCAACACCACCTACAGGAGTTGCAAATAACCCTAACGCCGTAAATCATCATCCGTATTTACTAAAAGATTCACCTGAAAAGTATGTTGGTAATTCATTTTACCCAAGACAAACGTACAGAGGTCAGAATAGAGGTTGGCAAACAGGTACATTTCTATGGGATGAAGAGGAAAGTATTGTAAGAGGTTCTGATAGTTCAGAATATAAAACTACAACTATGCTTGTCAAAGATGATTTAATTTGGTTTACAGATTTTACAAGAGGCGGTCAAGATAATAAAGCTATAGTGGTTAAAGATTTTGATACTTTTTTTCCTAACATAAGAAAGCAGATAATTGATACCGATACCAATAAATCTTTATATGATGATATATTTGAAAATGGTTTTATACAGTCTGTAACAAGAGGTGACAATAAAGATTTTGCAATATTCTACAATAATGGAGATACTAATGATGATGGTTCTGCAACTTCTGATTCTAATAAGTGGTTTATCTTAGATAAAGATGATGACAGTTACAATTTAAGAGAAGAAGATGGTAATTCAGTTTTTCTTCTGTCCGATATAAACAACGCATTAAACGATGTCGTTGTTGAAGAACCTAATAGATTTGAGGTGTGTTTTGGTGCTAATAGTTCGGGTTTTGTTGGTGGTGACATATTCTGCTTTTTCACATCAGACCAAGTCTATATAGTTAATAAATCAGAACCTAATGAATTGTTTGGCATAACATTTGACCAAATTGATTCATATGGTAGTAATGGTGCTTTATTTAAGGGTTTAGGACAAAACCTTTTTCCTCATGTTTTTATTGGTCGGGGTGGAGAACACAATAATGGTAGAACAAACCAATTTTTAGCTATAACCCAAGATGCTGGTTTGTTTGATAGAGTATACAAAACTACAGGAACAGAAGGAGCATCTTTTGATGGTATCGAAGATTATTTTTATCAATGTGGAGAGGTTGGTACTGGTGGAGATCCTTTAAGTTATGGTGTTAGAAATCCAGGTGCCACTAACTATGGTAGATTAAATGACGATGGTAGTATCACACCAACGGATGAGCCATTATATGATAACGGAACAGCTGTATTTGATTTTGATATAAATCCTTTACAGATAGGTGTTGAGAGTGAAGAACGTTTGTGGAAATGGGATGGTTATGAATGGATTGATAACGGATTGATGCCGCCAAGATATGATTATCAAGAAACCGGCAGAATTATAGTAGCACCGACTGAAGCTGGTGTATGGGAAACAATAGAGGTTAGTTTTATAGTACCAGCTGATTGGACAGTTGACCAACCTTGGAACTTTTGGTTATATGGAAATGGAAGGCAGATAGAAGGTGCAGAGAGGCAACAAGGTATAGTATGGGTTGACAATGTTTTCATTGATATTACATACAAAGAACAATCAGAAACAAGAGATGTTTTACGACCTTATCAAGCTCAAATCACATCTGTAAGTTCAGACGGATTGACGATACAGGTAGATAAAAATTATACAGAAGTAGCCATAGAAGAAGGACAACAAGATATTAACGAAACTATCGATGGGTTTCAACCTCCTGAACTACCAGAATCATTCAACAACTTTTTCGTAACCTACTTTAATTTAAATCCTAAAGATTTAAGAACATATTTAAAATTTGATAATCAAATGTTTTTAACAACTAATTTCAAACAAGATGTCATATCAGTTACGGAATATCCAAATTCAATAGTTTACAAAATGTACGAACCATTACCACCAAACTTTCAAAAGTTTGATGAGTGTATAGTTGTTAAAGAGATGGCTAATCCTTTAGAAGAAACAATAAATATTATTGATTTTATTCCTGAAGAAGAACCAAGATTAGTTTTAAAATCGCCTGATTTAAATAATGCAGAAAGTCCTGTAAAAGTAAGAACATCTCAGTATAAAACAGAATCTGATATTTTTACTGTGGATAGTGATATATCAAATGAATTAAGAAATGAATTTTTAAGTCAAAGTTTAGATAGTGTAGAAATAAATACAGATTACTCTCGTTATGAAAATTTTGTAAACTTTAGTTCTATAGAGAGAAGGATTAGAAATTTTAAATTAAAATTAGAAAATATAGAAAGTTATAAAGTAAGCAGTGCTTCTTATGTTGGTGTTAGTGGTTCCGCTCATGATTTAAAATTTTACGATTCTAAAATAAAAGAAACTAAAAATACTTTGGATAGCTTTGAAAGGTATATGTACTTTGAAAGCTCTTCTTACCAAAGTGGTTCATTAGGACAGTTTTACGATAATTCTTGGCCTAAAACAAGCGGAAACGGAACTGCATTAAATCCATATGTTTTAGCAGATACAACCTCTGCGCAAGCTAGTGTTTGGTTTAATAATGCTATAACATCAGCATCTTCATATGACAACGAAAATAATAATAAACTAAGCAACCTACTACCAGAACATATAAAGTTTGATGAAAGTAATAAAGATTATTTAGTATTTACAGATATGATTGGTCAACATTTTGATGATATATGGGAATACATAAATGCTCTATCAGACACATATGATAGGAGAGATAAATTAGATGAGGGTTTATCAAAAGATTTACTCTACAATGTAGCTCAATCTTTAGGTTGGAATTTAAACGATGGTAAAGATTTAATAGATTTGCCGAGATTTGCATTAGGAAAAGAAGTAAGTGGTTCTTCCTTTTCAGATTATTCAACGGTAGCTGAAAAAGATATATCAAGAGAAATTTGGGGTAGGATAGTAAATAACATGCCTTTCTTCTTAAAGAATAAAGGTACTGTAAGAGCTTTGAAGGGTTTAATAAATATTTATGGTATACCATCAACTATTTTAAGAGTGAAAGAATATGGAGGACCAGATGTTCCTGATAACGAAACTCCACAATTTGAAATAACAAGAAAATTTACAAAAGCCTTAGATTTTAGAGGTGGACAATTTGTAAGAACTAGTTGGGTTAATGATGGTTCTACAAGTAGAAAACCAGATACGATAGAGTTTAGGTTCAGAGCTGCTACAGGTTCTAACCAAATACTTATAGAAAAAGAAGATGTTAATAATCAAGACTTTTTTATTAGACTAAAAGACAATGGTTCTACAGACAATCGTGGTTTTGTATCTTTTATGTTATCTGGCTCAAAGGTAGGAGTTGATGAGGGACAATATAAAGAGATAGTTTCTAACGAACTTCCAATATATGATGGAGATTTTTACTCAGTAATGGTTAGGAGATTAGTAGGTAGTGATGCAACTCCTGTTTCACAATCATACGAACTCAATGTAGGTAAGTATGACTCAAGTAGAAGTAAAATAAATTTATATAGCACAACCACAATGGATGTTACCCAAGCTGCTTCATCCTCATTTAATAATGCTTGGACAGGAAGTGGTAATATCTATATTGGTGGTAGTGGTAGTGCAGCAGATGTGGGGGTTCAGTTTAGTGGTTCTATTATGGAGTATCGTCATTGGACAGAGATACTAAATACAGGTTCATTTAAAAATCACATAGCTAATCCAAAAGCTTATGATGGTAATAGTGTTTCTTCATCTTATGAAAATTTAATTTTACGATACTCAATGAATGATAATAAAGATTTAAATTCTGATACGGCTGGTATTCGTGATGTAAGTTCAAATCAAACCACGACATTATCAGGCTCACATAGTGGGTTTACAGGAAATTTCTTTAGAAATGTAGTTGATGAACAAAAAACTAATATACCAAGTATTGGTGGATTGAGAAGAACAACTAATAAGGTTAGGATAGAAGATAATTCCATAAAAGGTGGTCAGACATTGAATCCAGATAGAAGAGCTACAAATAGTGCGTATGATTCTGCACCAAATGACTCTAACAAAGTTGGTATATGGTTTGCTCCTACCGATGTTATTAATAATGACATAATAAACTCTGTGGGTGATTTAAACTTTGAAAACTTTTTAGGTGACCCGAGAGACAAAGAAGAACTATCTTACAGAGGTTTAAATCATGTAGCTGATAATTATTGGAAAAAGTATACTGCTCCAAACAACTTTTGGGATTATATAAGATTAATGAAATACTACGACCAGTCTTTATACCCACAGTTAAAAAAATTAATACCTGCTAGAGCTAAACCAGATATAGGTTTACTAATAGAACCTAATATATTTGAAAGACCAAAGGTTATTTTAGGAAAAAAACCTACTGCTGAAAATAAATTTTACAGCTCTTCCATAGATGTTACCAAAGAAGTAATAACTATAACTGGTTCGTATAATGATGGTCCTTCAGTAACAAACTATGAAGCATATACTGGTAAAGTAAATGTGTTTAGTTATGAAACAGGTTCATCAGTTGTTTCTACAAGTGGTGTTAATCTACTAAAAGAAGCTAGTGGTTCAGAGATAAGAGATTCTTTTATGGATAGAAGTATCTGGCAAAGATTAGGTGAAGGTGATTACTCTAATGTTACAATGTCTTTTGGAGACACTTTAGAGGGAGTCAAAGGTGGAGTACAAAGTATTGTTAGTGGTTCAAGAATATATGGAGTTAATCAATCAACAGAAAACTTCTTTACATCTTCTAATGACGCTATTAATTTCAAACCGAACTCATCTTCGTTTAAAAATACAGATTTAGATAACTTTGTTCACTTACCACAAGCTCTTAGAAATTCATTTTATGAGGGTGTAAAAAATACAAACAAAAGCACTGTAGATGGTAAATCTGTAATAGAGGTAATTATATCAGCACCAACCAAACTTGTAACAACTGAAGAAGGTGAATCCACACTAACAACAGGCGATGGTATAGTGCCAGATTTTAAGGAAGATGGTAAAGATGAAAAACAATTGATGGAGACATTTGAAGAAGGTAGGTTAAGAATTAAAAAGAAAAAGAGAGGGCTCAAAGGAAAAAAGAAAAAAATTCAAACAGACCAAGATAGAAAAAAAGAAATGAAATTAGAAAAGATTAAAACTAAAAAAAGTAAAGGTGAATTGATTGTCGAAAATGATGCCAGCGGTAAACCAATACTAGCTCAAGAATTTAGACAACAGACACCTATTGAAGAATCCAATGATGGTAAAGATGATGGTGTTCTAAATAACGAAAAATAATAATAAAAATTTGATATTGTGATATTTATATATGAATCACATTTATATCAAGTACAAATACAATAGGAGTAAATTATGGGATTTCTTAATAATACTACCGTAACTGTAGACGCTATTTTAACAAAAAAGGGTCGTGAGTTACTAGCGCAAGGTACAGAAGCATTTAATATTACAAAGTTTGCATTAGCAGACGATGAAGTGGATTATAATCTATTTGATGTCACACATCCAAATGGAAGTGATTTTTTTGGAAAGGTTATTGAAAATATGCCTCTTTTAGAAGCTATACCTGATGAAAATCATGTGATGAGATATAAACTCATAACTCTTCCTAAAAATACAAGTAAAATGCCAGTAATAAACTCTTCAGTACCATCGATAATATTTGAAGCTGATGGAGGAATACAACAACCTGATAGAATAGTTACAGCAACAACTGCTAATGTATCCGATAGTTCATACACTTTTATATTACACGACCAATCAGTATGTACGATGACTATAAATGAAGGAGCTGGAAGTGGTGTTGGCGCTACTACACCATTTTTCTTAGGTGATGACGATGTACCTAATAGTAAAACATTGGTTGCTAAATCTGTAAACATTGGTAATGGTCAACCTGTTAACACAGAAAAAGCTACTCAATTAACTATTATTGGTAATGATACAGGTGCCACAACTTCAATAACAATTACTAATAATGTAACACTAGCCGCTGTGTTTGGCGAATAACCAGGAGTAAAAAATGGCAATTTATAAAGATTTTAATATACAACCTGAAAATAGTTTAGCTTCTAGCGATGTAGTGACTAATGTTAGAGATATTGTTTCTTCAGGAATGTGGGCTGATGGAGCTGGTACTCTAACATCTTACTTCACATCGTCAACTCAGTCTGGTTCATCAGCTGCTTACTATTTAGATGTTTATTCAGCTAATCCACAATCAGACTCAACCGCTAAACCACAATTTTCTGTGGCTTACGGACATTTTAATGGTAGTGGTTCTGCTGGAACACCGGGTATTGATGGTAACAGAGCATCAGCTGCTATATACAGACAATTATCAAATACATTGTTAGGACCAACTGAAGAAAAGTTTACATTTGCTGGTAGTGGTGATAATACAACTCCTGAATATGTTTACGCTATATCAATAGCTAGACAGCAACTTCGTGAAAAGATGGATCCAGGTAATTGGGAACTACACTTGAGTGCTAGTGGAGTTGCACCAGGAGGTGGTGAATCCATAATAAAACTAATAGATGATAGTGGAGCTACAACAAACCCAACTGTAAATCAAGGTGGTAGGGTATTTAATATTGTTAGTGGTTCTATAGCATCAGGTACTGCAGTAACAAATACAACAGCGGCTGCTCAACCAGGTGGTGCTTATGGATTATTTTATCCAGACTTAGGTATATTAGTATTAAACGGACCTGTGCTAAACGCTTCTGCTTCTCTATCAACAGTAACAACATCTAATACAGAGGGTGGTAATGTTGGTAGGATTTACAAGTCAATAAGAAGTTCAAATAAGTTTCAGGCTCGTAGAGAAGAGGTAATTACTTCACAACATTATTTTTGTAGAGTTCCTAATAAGGAGTTTAACTTTAGTTCTAATCCAACTTTCACATCAGGTTCAAAAGGAGATTTTACTGTAGGAACTTTCTTTAAGAATCCTAAAACCTTTATTACCCAAGTAGGATTATATAATGATAATAATGAACTACTGGCTATAGCTAAGTTAAGTAAACCATTACTGAAATCTTACTCGAAAGAGGCTATTATCAAAGTTAAACTAGATTTCTAAGCTTGGGAGATATAGGTCATGTTTAAGAGACTCGACCCAAGAGACATCAATATAACACCTTTCAAGGCTTATAAAGAGTTCACTGTAACTAATGTTGATAGTGGTAGTGGTGTTTATGGTTTTAGAGCTATAAGTGCAAGTGCACATAATTTCAATCCAGAAACAGCACCGAAAACAACCTTTGGTTCTGCTAGCTTCTATCAAATGCCAACTTGGTTTACGATTAACAATCTTTACTACAGAGATACAGAGAATAACTATAACAACTTTGGACAGAATAATGGTAAACAATATAGATTATTACAACCATCAGCTTCTATAATTTCAGTATCTAAAGATTTGTATGGAGAAAGAATAAGGCCGGGTTCAGTAACTTTAAGTGATGATAGTGGAGCTTCTACATTAACAATCAAAGACGATGGAAACGGAAACTTATACGATAATGCTTTTTCATCAAGTTTTGCTGAGTTTGCAGCTGGTAAGTTTTCTAATTCTAATTTTGTAAAATCAACAGGAAGTTTTGTTGGTAATATATTTTATGAACAAGGAGTTTTAGTGTTTACCAATACAGGTTCAAGATTTGTAAATATTGGAACCGGTACGGGAACGGATGGATTCAGTCTAAGGTATAAATCACAAATAACAATAAGAGAACATTCTTACACTTGTATTATAGGTGAAGGTGAATACAATCAAACTTTGAATATATCTGCTACAAAAGAAAGAAGCGGTAGTATTAGTGTATCGGGCTCACATAGTTGGAGATTATTTCCACCTGGTCATGCTACTGCCAAATCAGGTTCTTACAAACATTACTATCGACAAGCAACCACATATAACAATTTTGTAACTCATTCTGATTTTCAACCTTATATCACTAAAGTTGGTTTATATAATGATTTTAATGAGTTAGTTGCCGTAGGACAACTTTCACATCCTGTAAAGAATGATGACGAATTATCTATAGGAATAAATGTGAGGTTTGACGCATAATGGGTAAGTTCAAAAAAATAATGGAAGTATCTTCCAACATAGGCGGATATGGTGCTGATGAGGGTGAACCAGATACAGGTTTTATCAGAGGTGATAAGAAAAGAGTATTGGGTGGATTAGCTGGTAAACCTGAACCTTGGTTTGAAAGAGGTGGATATGAGCAGGTTGAATTTCCTAAAGCTGATTACATTTACGGAAAAGGTGAAGACGAAGATTACGCTGTAATCAAAACCGCTTATATCAATCAGATAAATAAGGATTTTGAAGCGCATTTTGATAGTTGGGAAAATTGGATAGCTGATGAAGATTTTGAACCACAAAACACACAGATAAATGATTCTAAATATAGAAAGGTTATGAACAATTTACTGTTAGAGAGAGTAGATTACTTTGATACAGCACAACAATTAGTAAAACAATATGGACTAAAATCAAGAGTAAAATTTACAAGTGGTAGTCAGATGGCAGAGTATATTCCTGAAACTGATACAATAACTCTTAGAAGGTCATATCCATCTATAAAAGAATTTTTATTAACTGTATTACATGAAATCAAACACGCACTAGATGCTAAAAGGTTAGGCGTAAGAAAATTTATAAAGAAATATACTCAAGCTGGAACTATGGCTCAATATAGAGGATTAGATCCACATGATGATAATAGATGGGAAGAAAAAGCAGAAAAGTTTGCTAGAAGAGAATTATTTAGGTGGATGTAAAAAAAAATCGTATAATACTTTTTTTCTGTATATATATTATTAATGTTAACATTTAATTTGGTTGTAAAAAATCTAAGGTTTTTTAATAAACTCTCTTTGCCCTGTTTTACAACTTTTTAATTAAATATTAATAATTAAACTAAAAGCAATTAAGCTATTAAGCAATAAGCAATTACTATATAAGTTATGAAATCAAGAAGTGCCAAGAACAAAGGTAAGAGACTTCAGAATAAAGTCAGAGACCTTTTATTAGAAACATTCAATCAATTAGAACCAGACGATGTTCGTTCAGCAATTATGGGTGAACAAGGTGAGGATATCAAACTATCGCCAGCTGCTCGTAAACTCATTCCCTACTCATTTGAATGTAAGAATCAAGAATCATTAAACATATGGTCATCCCTACAACAAGCTGAAGAAAATAGTGGTGATTACGATCCTGTCTTGATATTTAAAAGAAACAGAAGTAAAACTTATGCTGTTATTAACATAGAAAAATTCATAGAACTAATAAATGAGAATAATAAATCTTCTAAGTAGAGTTATAGGAAATACAGGCAGACGACTCAAAAAATCAAATGAGTATATGTTTTGGTCACCATTCATATCACATCATAAACCTAAACTACAGATAAATGTACAAACACAGAAATGGCATTGTTGGGTATCCAATCAAGGTGGTCACAATCTATTTCAGTTATTCAAGAAATTAAAAGCAAGTAAAGAACACTTTGATGAACTTGTAGAATTAGTTGGTGATAAAAAGTATGTAAGAAAAAATACAAACAAAGAAGATAAGAAGATTGTAAGACTGCCAAATGAGTTCAAACCTCTTTGGTTAGATGGTAATAGTATTATAAGAAAACATGCAATAGTCTATCTTAAAAATAGAGGAATAACATTGATTGATGTAATCAGATATGGTATGGGTTATTGTGAAGAGGGATTGTATGCTAATAGGATAATAGTTCCATCTTACAGTTCGGATGGTGAACTTAACTACTTTGTTGGTAGGGATATCTATGAGGGTGGTATGAAGTATAAAAATCCTCCTGTATCTAAAGATGTGATAGGATTAGATTTATTTATCAATTGGAATGAACCAATCGTTTTATGTGAGGGTGTTTTTGACGCTATAGCAATCAGAAGAAATGCTATTCCTCTTTTTGGTAAAACAATACCAAAATCATTAATGAAGAAAATTTACGAAAAACAAGTTAAACAGATATATATATTATTAGATAGTGATGCTATTATGGATTCGATAAAGATGACGGATAGTTTGATGAAAAATGGCATCGATGTCTATTACGTTAATCTCTCAGAGGAAGACCCATCTGATATGGGATTTAAGAAAGTTATAAATCTCATAAAGGAAACAAAACAAACTTCTTTTTCTGATTTGATGAGGATGAAACTAAATGGCAAAACAAAAAAATATATGGAAATTTAATGACGAAGAGTGGAAAGCTCATATAGATGATAAAGACCTATTTGAGAAAGTAAAGAAAAAATTTGATTTGGGAAAGTCCATCACTATTTATTATGAAAGTGGCAGTTTATCCGAAGAAACTTCTTGGGATATAATAGTACCAAATAACAAAATCAATGAAGTAAAAAAATTCATAAAGGATAATACTTGATTAAAGAAAATGTTGTTAAAGTACCTTTTCGTAAACTAAAATACATACATCATATATCTGATATTCAAATCAGAAATCTAAAGCGACATAAAGAATATGAGGAAGTATTTGAGCGTACTTATGAAGAGGTAAGAAAACATAAAGATAATGCCGTAGTCTATATTGGTGGAGATATAGCTCATTCAAAAACCGAAATGTCGCCTGAATTAGTCGACCAGCTTTCTCGTCTATTTAAGAACCTGTCTGATATCTGTCCTACGATATTGATTGCAGGTAACCACGATTGTAACTTAAATAATATATCGAGAATGGATGTTCTTACGCCGATTGTAAACAACCTACAACATCCTAATTTACATTACCTCAAGCGTAGTGGAGTCTACAAATGTGCTGATGTGAAGTTTGTCGTATGGGATGTATGGGAAAAAGAAGATGATTATATTGAAGCTAAAGACTTTAAGGGTGATACAAAGATAGTTCTCTTTCATGGAACAGTTGATAAATCAGAAACGGACTTAGGTTTCAAACTGCCATCTGATGTAAATATATCTAAGTTCAAAGGTTATGACTTGGGATTGCTTGGTGACATCCACAAACGACAGCATCTCAATAAAAAGGAAACCATATCATATTGTGGTTCTCTGGTTCAACAAAATCATGGAGAAGGGTTGAGCCACGGTTACTTATTGTGGGATGTTCCTAAGAGAAAGTCTGAGTATATTGAAATACCAAATGACTACGGCTATTATACTATTGATATCGACAATGGTAAAGTACCAGATTGTCCTGATATTCCGAAGAAAGCTCGTCTAAGAGTTAGAGTATCTAATACAAAACCATCTGAACTAAAGAAGGCTATGAGTCTGATTCATAGTAAGTATGGGATTAAAGAGGTTACAGTCACAAAAACAGATTCTATCTTCTCTAACGAAAAAGTAAGAGGACAAAGGATTGCAGTCGGTAATATTAGGGAGTCTGATTATCAGTATGGATTAATAGAAGAGTATCTAAAACAAAACCATTTTGTAGACGATGAAACCTTAATAGAGATAAAGAAGATAAACGAAGAACTAAATGGTAGATTACCTGAAGATAATGTAAATAGAGGAGTTGTTTGGAAACTGAAGAAGTTTGAGTTTGATAATATGTTTAGTTATGGAGAAAACAATGTTGTTGACTTTACCAAACTAAGTGGTATCATCGGAATGTTTGCACCAAACGCTAGTGGTAAGTCTTCCCTATTGGATGCTGTATCATTCTGTCTATTCGATACTTCATCTCGTGCTTACAGAGCAGTAAATGTTCTAAACAACAAAAAGAATGATTTCTATTGTAAAGCAACATTAGAAGTTGAGGGTGTGGACTACTTCATAGAAAGATTTGGTAAGAGACATAAGAATGGTCATGTAAAGGTAAATGTTGATTTCTACAGTTATGATGATGCTGGTGAAAAGATATCTTTTAATGGTGACCAAAGAAGAACTACTCAGTTAAACATTCGTAAACTAATTGGTACATACGAAGACTTTGTGATGACTGCTCTTTCATTACAAACAAACTCTACAGTGTTTATAGATAAAACACAAAAAGAAAGAAAAGAGTTATTAGCTCAGTTTATGGGTATCGGTGTTTTTGACCAGCTATTTACTTTAGCTAGTGAGGAGATACATGATGTACATGCTCTACTAAAATCTTTTAGGGATAATAACTATGATACTGATTTAGCAAGTATAAAAGAAAGTCTAACTAAGTTTAGAAAAGAGTCAAGAGAGTTTACGACAAATAAAAAAGATATGATTGAGAAGAAGAAAGAAACGGATAAAAAAATTATATCTCTTACAAAGAAGCTTAGAAAGGTTGATGAGAACTTAGAGAGCTTAGATGACTTAGAAGAAAGAAAGTCGTCTCTTAATAATAGTCTAGCTACTACAGATGAAAAGTTTGGTAAGATGAAAACTCTCTCTGAACAATATAAGGTAGAAGAAACTGAACTAACCGAAAAGATAAATATATTCAAAGAGAATGAGGTAGACAAGAAGTTTGCACAATTTGAACAATACACACTAGAAAAAAGAAACAATCAAATTGAGATAGACAAATTAAAGATAGAAGTTCAGAATAAGTTAGATAAGATTGAGAAGCTTGGTAATTTAGAGTATGATACTAACTGTTCTTTTTGTATGGATAATCCTTTTACATTAGATGCTATGCAAACGAAAAAAAGACTGAATGAAGATAAAAATTTAGCTGATAAATTTGTAAAAAAGTCTGATGAGTTGGAAAGTATCATAAGTGGATTATCACATATTACTGCCCACAAACAACAGATGGATGAATGTATAGAAAGTTTTAATCTCTTAACATCTAATATCAGTAAAGTAGATAGTGAACAGAAACTTACTAGGGAAAGAAAGAAGAATCTTATCAATCAGTTAGCTATAGTAGAAGATAAGATTAATCTCTATCACGAACAAGAAAAAGATATTATGTATAATAAAGACTTACATAATTCTATTGATTCCAACCAAAACGAATCTGATAGATTAGAGATTGAAATAGAAGATGTGGATAAGAAACTACAAACAGTCAATGGTGAGATAAAGGTACTAGAAACAAATCGTAGAAACATAATGACCAACATTAAAAAGGTAGAAGAGTTGGAAGGTAAGTATGCTGCTTATCAATATTATATGGATGCTATCAAACGAGATGGTATACCTTACGAACTAATATCAAAAGCTCTACCAACTATCGAAGGTGCTGTAAATGATATTTTAGCACAGATTGTAGACTTCTCTATGATATTGGAAATGGATGGTAAGAATGTAAATTGTTATATTGTATATGATGATGATAATGTCTGGCCTCTTGAGTTGAGTAGTGGTATGGAAAGATTCATATCTTCATTAGCTATGCGTGTAGGATTGATAAATGTATCCAACCTACCAGCTGCTAACTTTCTAGCTATCGATGAGGGTTGGGGAACAATGGATAGTGATAACCTAAACTCAGTATATAATCTGTTTCAGTTCCTAAAATCACAATTTCAGTTTACGATGATTGTATCTCATATAGATTCTATGAGAGATGCTGTTGATACCTTATTGGAAATCAAAAAGGAAGATAAGTTCTCTAACGTATTTTTTGACTAGATAAAAGATTCTTAGGTTTACTACCACCTCTCTTCAAACTCAATATATGTTGGTTAAGTACAGCACTCATAGTGGTGCTTTCTTCTTTAGCGTATACCCTAAACCAATCCATAAGGCTTTCTTCTATTGTAAAAGAATATTTCTTTTTCATACCGATAATCTCCATACTTTGTACATATAATAAATATTAAAATAATTAAGTTATGATATTTATTATCGATATCAAATTATAGGAAAATCATTAATGAGCATCGTAAAAAGATTCAATAGATTACTTGGACTTGAAAAAATAGATGTATTGGTAGATGATAAGGATAAATCTAGACACATCGTAATTACCGATATACCTGAAAGTTTACCTCAAGGTAAGAGTTCTTTTCTCATAGAAGTTTCACCTTACATGAGAAAAGGTATAGAGCTTCAGATAGACTTTATTGATTCAAGAGGAAATAGTATTTATGTTGAGCCCGTATCTAACTACTTAGAAGGAACCTCAAGAACCGTATCGGTTGAGGTTTATAGTACAACAGCACCTGGTGTTGCTACAATGATAATAGTAGGTGAGTTAGAAGGTTTACCATTAGATTCTGGTAACTTTAGTGAAACCGAAGATATACCTGATGAGTTCAAAGGAGTCTACAATGTAAGACTTACCAAAGAGGTAATCATAAACTCAGCAGAAATAAATGTTCAACCTATAAAGTTCTATTCATCTCCAAGACTAACAGCTGTAGAGAAAAGATTTGGTTCTATGGAAAGGGAAGTTATTAGTGGGGAAACCATATCTTCTGCTTTTTCTGTTATTGGTCAACCAACTCAACAAGAGGATTTTTCTATATACACACCAAACGAGTCTGAAGTTGATGCTCTTGGTGCAGGAGTTAATGAGATAGACGAAGTTCCAAAACCACCTGATGGTGACATAAAAGGTGATGATGCAGATAAAGAAAGATTAAAAAGATTTACTAAAAAAAGAAGAGTTCGTACTGATAGTAGATTTAAAAGGTCAAAAAGAATTAGAAAAAGAAGGTCACCTGAGGAATATCCATATATATTTACCATAAACGATAACAATCATGAATTTACTACAGAAGAAATTGGTGGTGAAATAAAGTTTTCTAACTTAAAAAATATATATAATTCAAGTCAACTTAACGAAGCAAGTTTGAAAAGTGATGTATCTTTTAATGTGGTTACAAATCCAGATGATGAAAACTTTCCAACACATTATACAGCTTCAATAGCTAAACTAAAAGATAATAAAACAGCTTTAGTAAACACACCATTTACAAAACAAGATGATTTTGGTAATTACAGATTACTTCCTATGGAGGCTACTGGTGTCGTTCATTACACTAAAGAACCATCAGCATCTTATAGTCTTACAAATATAGTTTCTTATGCTGATGTTACTTTGAGTCATCTTAGAACTTTCTCAGGTGAAGTTTTTAAGGCTAAAGTTTATGTAAGAGCAGAAGGTTCTTTTGATGATTATAAATTGTTAGCTGAAGTTCCTGTTGAATCTCCTGAACTTATGATAAATGAAAATTCTGTTGGTATCGGTGAAAGAACAGGCTACTTTGTATCAGAATCAGATTTGAATACTTATTGGGAAAAATTTGGTGGAACTAATGGATTAAATACCGCTACACCTACAACAACTGCTTCTTTCGACAATGATGGTTCGTTAGACTCTGTTTTGATTTCAGGTAGTATATCATCCTTTACAGACCAAATAAGATTTGAACAAAAAGATGCCTATAGATTTAATCTTACAAAGGGTATTGATTATGATTTATCTTTTAAAGCAGTGGGAGAAAAAGGAACGGATGATAGAGCTTTACTTATGGTATATGTTTCAGGCTCTTCTGTAAAACAACAATCTGATTTACACTTTGATGAAGTTTCTAAAAAAGATGTTGACGAACCATCACAATACGGTAAAAGGATGGGTGTATTAGAAATCAATGTTGGAGACGATGTTAAAAAAGAATTTGGTTTAATAAGACACAATTTTAATCCCAATCTAAGTGGAAACGCTAAAGTTCAATTTAGAATCATATCTGGTAAATGGAACATATCAGATATATCTGTAGTACCGTCAACCGATACAGGATTCTCTCCATCTTTTGTAAGATTTCAACAAGAGTTACCACCCGAGTTAGTACATAAAAGACCTGAAACTTTAGAGTTTCTAACAGAATTTTATGATATAAATAATAATTTAGCAGATGAAGTAGCCGTAACCACAGGATCTATTTTCACAGGTGCTAATATTGTTATCACAGGTGATGACAATGTGATATCACATAATATGTTTATCGGTGGTGATACTACAGGTAGTGGTATTCATATGGGTGGTACAAGTTCAACATTACCTGATGACAACTATTCAGATGGTGCTACTGGCTCAGGCTTTATTCGTTCAATAGGTTACTTAGGATTTGAAAGTGCTTCTAACTCAGCGTTAGGTGGTAAAAAAGGATTTATGATTTATAGTGGTTCTGTCTTACCTAATAGTGGAGAGGACTACAAAGGTGTTGGTTTAGAGTTAGTGGGTGCTAGTGGTTCACTAAAATTTAGAACTAATCCATCAGTATTTGATGTACAAGCAGATTCATTCTTTGTTGGAAAAACCACCACACAATTCATAAGTGGTTCTAATGAACAAATAGAAATAAGTTCATCAAATTTTCATTTAGACAATGCGGGTAATGTAGATATGTCAGGTACAATCACTGCTACTGCAGGTCAAATAGGTGGGTTTGATATAAAGAGTGGACAACTAGCTGCTGGAGTAGGAAATAGTGCAGTAACAATGAGTGGTGCAGATAAGCTAATTAGGATGGGTAGTGGTTCTGTTTTTAATATTGGTGATATTGATGGTATACTTATGGGACAAGACACCGATGGTAAATACAAATTTGGTGTAGGTAGTGGTGACTCTTATTTATTTTTTGATGGTGAAAGTGTAAACATTCGTTCAGAAGATATAAATGTTACAGCATCAGTTTTTGAAGTTGATGTTGATGTATTTAAATTATCTGCTAATAACTTATTTGTAAGTTCAAGTCAAGGTGGTTTTATATCTGCTGGTAATCCAAGACCAACTGGTATTACAGGAACAAACAAAGGTGTTTTCATAGGTGGTAATAATCCAACTGATAATAAACCAAAGTTTTTAGCTGGTGATGCAGCAGGTGCTAGATTATCATTTGATGGTGATAATATATTTATGTCTTCATCTGGTTTCTTTTTAGGTTCTTCTACACAATTTGTGAGTGGTTCAAACGGAAATATTGAGATAAGTTCATCTAACTTTCATTTAGATAATGCTGGTAATGTTGTAATGAGTGGTAAGGTTACTGCTGATGAAGGTTCTATAGGTGGGTTTAATATCACAAACGATGCTTTGTCATCAACTAACTTTTTCATAAGTGGTTCAGCTACAGGAAATAATAGGTTTATATCATCAACTAACTTCAATGTAAAAGCTAGTGGTGACGTTACCGCTTCAGCCTTAGATTTAACTGGTGGTTCAGTTGGTGGATTAAATGTATCATCTGGTGAAATATCTGTTGGTTCAATTCTTAAACTAAAAGATAGTGGACAGATTACAGGTTCATCCGTATTGTTTACAGGTGGAAAAGTTGGTGGGTTCACAATAGACGCTGACGAAATAAAGTCTACAAACGTTCTTATAGATTCAGCTAACGAAAAGATTACTTTAGGTTCTGCTAATGCTATAAAACTACAAGGTGGCAGTACAGATAACTTTATAGCTATGGGTAGTAAATCTACTTTCTCTAATGAGGGAACAGGAACTGCTGGTATCATTATTGGTATGGATGGAACAAATCCACAAGCGGAGTTTGTAAAAGATGCTAGTAACTATTTCATATTTGATGATGGTATAGATATTAAAACCGATACACTAACCGCTAGTGGTAGTAGTATAGTTTTAGAATCACCTCGTTTCTTTTTAGGAAAAACAACTACAAATTTTATTAGTGGTTCTAACGGAAACATAGAAATAAGTTCATCAAAATTTCATCTAACAAGACAAGGTGATGTTACAGGTTCAGCAATACTATTAGGTAACAAAGGTGCTGGTCAGTTCTTACAATTCGTAAATAACACCTTAACAGTGCAAGGTGCTATTACGGCTGATAGTATCGCAGTTCCATCAGCTGCTACTACACCAAGTTCGTCTATAACGGCTGATGGTTTACTTACAACTGTATCAGCTTCTATAGGTGGATTTGATATAGTATCGTCTGAGATAAAAGATAAGGATGAGAACCTAAGACTAAAGTCAAATGGACAGATAACAGGTTCAAAAGTTCTATTTAATGGTGGTACGATAGGTGGATTTACAATTGACGCTGATGAGATTAAAAGTGGAACTAATATAGCCTTAGACTCTGCTAACAAAAGATTAACAATCAACAATGCTACATTTGGAAATGAAGGTATACAATTAGAGTTCAATAGTGGAACACCAAGATTTTACGTTGGTGATGGTTCAAATGAATTTGTAAAATATGATGGTAGCAGTGTTGATATCAGAACTAAACAATTAAATGCTAGTGGTAGTTCTATCACATTACAGACACCAAAGTTTTTCTTGGGTGAATCTTCTCAGTTTATTAGTGGTTCTAATGGTAATATAGAAATAAGTTCATCTAATTTTCATTTAGATAGTAGTGGTAATGTTGTTATGTCCGGTAATGTTTCTGCTACAACAGGAACTATTGGTGGATTTACTATTGGTGATGAACTAACATCTACTGCTGGTACATTAATACTTAGAGGTGCTAGTGGTATAATTACAGCATCAAATGCTTTAATATCTGGTGATATAACTGCTCAAAAGATTACAGCAAATACAGCTGGTACGATAGCTAACTTTAATATTAACTCTGTAGAAATAGCTTCTTCTAATAACAACCTTAGATTAAAAGCTAGTGGGCAGATAACTGCTTCTGAAGCTCAAATTACTGGTAAGATTACAGCAACGAGTGGACAGATAGCTGGGTTTACAATAAATGGAACGAAGTTACAACAAGGAACATCTTTTAATTTAGATGGGAATGCTTCAGCTGATTTCTTCATATCATCTTCTAATTTTCAAGTTACACCGAGTGGTGATGTTAGTGGTTCTAAAGTTCTATTTACAGGTGGAAGAGTAGCTGGATGGTCACTATCATCAAACAGATTTTCTGATTTAGACGATACTGTAAGAATAGATAGCAGTGCTGGTTCTATTTCAATAAAAAATCATAGCTTTGGTCAGTCTGGTATACAACTACAGCATAATGCTGGAACCACTAGATTTCATGCAGGTAATGGCTCTAATAGATTTATAAAATTTGATGGAAGTGATGTTGATATACAAACTGCAAAACTAACTGCTAGTGGTAGTTCGATTAATTTAGGAGCGCCAAGTTTTAGATTAGGTAGTGCTACAAACTTTATTAGTGGAAGTGGTGGAACGTTACTGATACAAAATAGTGGAACTACTACTCTTAGTGGTAGCGCTGTTACTATTGAAACTCCTAAGTTTTTTCTTGGTAAAAAAGGTTCTCAGTTTGTAAGTGGTAGTAACAATCTTATAGAGATAAGTTCATCTAAGTTTCATCTCAAAAACAATGGTGATGTGATAATGAATAACATCACAGCCTCTAACGCAAATGTTAGTGGTAAGATGACTGCTACAAGTGGTGAAATCGGTGGATTTACAATAGGAGATGATTTATCTAATTCAGCTGGTTCAACCTTAAAACTAAAAGGTAGTAGTGGACAGATTACAGCATCAGCTGCAAATATAACTGGTGATATAGTAGCTAATACAATTACAGCAAATACTGCTGGTACAATCGCTAATTTTGAAATAAGTTCAGCTGAAATAAAATCATCTAATAATCTGTTAAGATTAAAATCCAACGGACAAATATCAGCTTCAGAAGCACAAATAACAGGAAAGGTTACAGCAACAAGTGGACAGATAGCTGGATTTTCAATAGATGGTAATACTCTAACTGCTACTAACTTTACGTTAGATGCTAGTGGTAAGAGAATTACATTGGGAACGGGTACAGATATTTTTATAGCAGATGGTGATGAGGGTATACAATTAGGTCATGGTACATTTGCTAGTGCTCCTTTTAGTGTAACAAAAGCTGGTTTATTAAAAGCTACATCAGGAACAGTCGGTGGTTGGACACTAAGTGGTACACAGATATCAAGTAATAATTTGATATTAGATTCAGCTGGTGTAATACAGACTTCTGATTATGCTAGTAACGTAAAGGGTTGGAGATTAAGTCCTGCTAATGGTGGTGAAGCTGAATTTCAAAATGTGAAAATTAGAGGAACTCTATCTACTGCTGTATTTGAGAAGGAAACAGTGAACGCAGTTGGTGGACAATTGTACATAGCTAACTCTACTGCTCTAACTGGCTCAGCTACAATAGCTGCTACAGCTACAACAATGAGTGTAGCTAATATTGGTGGGTTTGTAGCTAATGAAGTTCTATCAGCTAAGAAGGTAAGTGCTACTGGCTTTGCTACAGAGTATATGTTAGTACAAAGCGCTTCAAGAGACTTTCCATCAAGTGAGACAGACTTTAGAGGTAAACTTTATGTAGTAAGAGGATACAATAGTGGAAGCACAGGAGATTCTGGTTCACTAGGTGACTTTGCAAACACATCACAATCATTTGAACCAGGTCAGGTTATTGTATCAACAGGAAAAATAGGAACTGGTTTTATAAGACTAAACGCTAATCCTAATGATGTAACAACACCTTACATAGATATTGTTGAAAGAACTGGTAGTGGAGTTTACGATGTAGATTTAAAAGCTCGTTTGGGTGATTTAAGTGGATTGAGTAGTGGATTACTATACGGAAACGCTTCACCAGGTTTTGGATTATTTACAGAGAATGTATTTTTACAAGGTGCTATAACTGCTACAACAGGTTCGTTTACAGGTAAGGTTCATGTTGGAACAACCGATGGTATTGTTATAGATGGTAACGCTAAAAAGTTGTATCAAGGTTTAGGAACTCATAATAATCAAGATACCGGCTTCTATATGGATAGCACTGGTAAATTTAGTTTAGGTGACAAATTAGTTTGGGATAGTAGTACAGAAACTTTAACAATAACAGGTACAATAAACATAACCGCTGGTAGTGGATTTGCTACAGCAGCTTCCGTTAGTGGTAGTTTTCCAAATGCTAGTTCAGTATCTGCTAGTTTAAATGCTTCATCAAGTGCTTTACAAACTAACATAGATACAGTAGAGTCTAATGTATCAGGTGCTTTTACAAGTACATCAGCATCACTATCTTCGACAATTATGACTAATGCTGATGGTAAGATTGTAAAAACTCCAAGTACATCAGGTTTAACTGGTTTAATACTAAAGTCAACACATTTAGGATTTGCTGATAGTGGAACTTTTAAAGCTTTTATTGGTAGTACAGGCAACTTTTTATTTAAGAATGATGATAGTAATCTAATATCATTTGGACAATCAACATCTGTTGGTGATGGAACAACCACATCTAACTTAGTTATTAAAGCAGCTAATGCTTACCTTAGTGGTTCGTCTATAAACTTGTTAACATCAAGATTTTTCTTTGGTGATAATTCTAATTTTATAAGTGGTAGTGGTGGTGATTTAAAAATATTTAGTACAGGCGAAACAACATTATCAGGTAGTTCAGTAACTTTAGAAACACCAAGATTTTTCTTAGGTAAAAAAGGTTCTCAGTTTATAAGTGGTAGTAATAATAACATAGAGATAAGTTCTTCCAAATTACATTTACAGAATGATGGTAATGTTATTATGAATAAGATTACTGCATCGGCTGCTAACATATCAGGTGATATAACGGCTGATACAATAACAGCCAATACTGCTGGTACTATAGCTAATTTTAACATAGACTCAAATGAAATAAAGTCTTCTAATAACCAACTAAGGTTAAAACAAACTGGTGAGATAACCGCTTCTAATTACCTATTCAATGGTAGTGGTGTGATAACTGGTTCGGTTACAATAGGAACAAGTGCTACCATATTAGGTACACTATCAGCTGGTAGTATAGCTACACCATCCTCTGGTCCTCCTTTTAAGTCAGAAATAAATTCAGCTGGTTTTGCCCGATTTACTTCTGCTTCTATAGCTGGTTGGCATATAGACTCTACAACAATATCATCACCAGATGAAAAAGTTATAATAGATTCTTCTAATAAAAGAATTACAATAAATAATACAACCTTTGGTAGTGAAGGTATTCAGTTAGATTATAATGGTGGTACACCAAGATTTTTTGCTGGTAGTGCTTCAAAGTTTGTAAAATTTGATGGTAGTAATGTTGATATAAAAACAGAAAAGTTAACTGCTAGTGGTAGCTCTATTAACTTAGGAGCTCCAAGCTTTAGATTGGGTAGTGCTACTAACTTTATAAGTGGTAGTGGTGGTGACTTAGTTATACAAACCACAGGCACAACAACATTGAGTGGTAGTGCTATAGACATAAAAACACCAAAGTTTTATTTGGGTGAAGGTTCATCACAATTTATTAGTGGTTCGAATGGAAACATTGAGATAAGTTCTTCACAATTTCATTTCGATCCTGCTAATAACAAAGTTGCTATTAGCGGTTCTATAACTGCTACTACAGGTAAAATTGGTGGTATGTTATTAGAGAACAACAAACTAAAATCACAATATGGTGATGGCTCCACGATAAATCATACGGTAACTGTTTCTAGTGGAGTGTATCATATAGATGGAGTATCACAACCAACTTTGGAATTAAAAGTCGGTAACACATATAGATTTGATAATTCAGATAGTTCTAATGGTGGCCACCCATTTAGATTTTCTGAAACCTCAGATGGTAGTACTTACACAACAGGAGTAACTGTTAGTGGTACAGAAGGTCAACCAGGTTCTTATGTAGAAATATCCGTAACAGCTTCTACACCAACTACTCTATACTATAAATGTAATGCTCATGGAAGTATGGGTGGACAACTAAATATAATCACAATCGGAACACTAGAGCTAAATGGTGTAAACGGACAAATAACAGGTTCAAATGTATTGATATCAGGTGGTAAAATAGCAGGTTCTGATTTAACCATAGATGTACCGAATGTTACCATTAGTGGTAGCTCTGTAAACATACAAACACCAAAGTTTTTTCTTGGTAGTAATACTCAGTTCATAAGTGGTTCAAATAGTAATATAG